CAACAAGTGCAGATAGGCGGAACCAGCTGTTACAGTACCTGAAAGCCCAACTGTCACACAAGGAACAGCGGTATTGGCTGGCGTAATAACATAACCAGCTGCGTGCTGCCCTGCGACCCTGGCAGTATTGAAAGCACTGGTGGCATGGAGCGGATAGAGGCCCGCAGAGTTAGTTACTCCTGAACCGTCAATAGCCTCTACGAACGCATTTGGATCAAGACTATCAGTATAAGCCAGAGTCGTCTGGAGATCGAGAACATGAGTACCCATAATAAGCGCTGGAGTGCCTCCAGAGAATGCTGTGTTTATCTCGAGTACTGCCTCCTGAATGATGATCTTGGTGTTGCCATAAAAGGCTTCACACAGGGTGTTGGCTATTGCAGAAATAGGGAAGGAGAATAGCCCAGCAACCTTAGCATCACAAGCAGCAGTTATTTCCGCCGAAGTAATCCAAAACGGATTCTCCAAAACATTTGTTCTCAGATCAAATCGTCTGAGATCCAGTATATTAGCCATAGTAATAACCTCCTGAGTTCTATGGGTTAGCGGATAATTGAATAGGACATAAATATCCTAAACTGACCCGCAGTAAAGGTACCTGTAAGCGTGGTAGTCAAAATGCTCCTACCGTCCGAAAAGTACCTGCCTGGGAACGAAAGCAGATTGTCCCTCTGAGCCCTCTTCATTCCGAGTTCCTGTGGCTTCGCAATATCATTTGACATAAAGCCAGAAGGCGCAGCAGATACACTACCATAGGCTCCGTAGCCAATAGTGATAGCTGCACCTGCTGTGCAAGCCTCAGTGACTTCAAGCCAAACATCGTCTACAAGCGCACACATAGGAATGAAGACAAGATTATACGTATCAGCAGTAGGATGTATGAACAACCCGCTCATTGCCAGCTTATAATTGTCAGCCAGCTTGTGGCTAAACTTATCAGTCATAACAACCTCCTACTACTATTAAGTTAATGCTGCTCCATAACTGGAACCAGTCACGACACCATAGTCTGCGGATTTGAAGACCACCTTTTTCACTCCAAGGATGCCTCCGCCTCTGATCATCACGTACCTCTTGGCATCCTTCTCATAAGGTACAAAGGCCATGACTGAACCCTTGCTTTCACCAGCACCTCCCCAGGCCCACGTTGCAGCCTGGCACCCCAGCAGTACATTTCTGTACACATTGGTATAAGATGCTCTAATCCTTTCGGACTTGGTAACAAGCATACCATTGTATTCAAACTCAACATTCGGTATCTGGAGCTTACCTGCAGCCCTTTGCAAGTCACCCCACTGCCCCACGTTCATATTCTGACGTAGAGCGTCAAAGACAAAGGTGTGCAAGATTACTCGGAAGTAATTCTTCCCACCTTTTTTCAAGGGCCTGACCTTATACTCACCATCTGCTGGCATTTCAGCCCTTTGCTTCATCCTGTCGAGGAAGTGAAGATCCAGGACATCAGCCGACGTGATACTGGCCTCGGCTGTGTCATTGACAGTCAGATGCTTGGTTGGAGCTGTACAAGCTTGTGCAAAGGTCTTACCAGCAATTGTATAACTGGTGTCTCCACACAGCGTAGCTATAAGCAGATCAGACAGCTTATCAGCCCACCAGTCTTGCAGAGCGTTTTTCCCCTCAGTCATCAAATCCCAAGGGATTCTCTGCTGATCCATTTTGCCACCAGTATCTACTGCGTGGTTCAGTTCTTCGATGGTCATATCGAAGTCCTTGAAGATCAACTTCTCTTCGTTTCCTTCAACCGTATCTCTACCAACAATACCAGCTCCAGTCAGCGGCAGGCGGATTCCAAAGGTGATCTTGTCGCCTTCTCCCTTCCCAAGCTCAGTCCTCATCTGCACAATCGAGTCGCTACCTTTACCTACAAGGTAGGAGTACTCAACAGCAGGAAGAATAATCTTGAAAAGGTCTTTCGCCCATCTTTTCCTGGTTAAGGGATCGTTGGTTGCAAACTGTGTTTTAGGTGTTGTTGCCATCCTTAACCTCCTATTACTTTAATTCACCAGCCATGTACTTGTCGTACACATCTTTAGGAACAGTGTCCAACTCATCTTCAGGCAAATCATCAATTCGCTTGGCTGTCCATCCACTCTTCACATCACCGTCCCCGCCCTTATCGGCAATAGTCCCTGGAGCAACAACAATGGTTTTCTCCTTACCTTTAATAGGCTTGGCAGCACCTTCTTCCTTAGCATAGGAAGGATGATACTTCTTTATAAGGTCATACATATATTTATAAGGATTATCCTTGGCCCAAACACTGAGTTCAACTTCGAGAAGAACCTCATCGTAATCTTTACCAGTTTCCTTACTCGCCTCAGTCGCAATGATTTCGAAGATGTCATCGAAGTTGCTTCTTGAGCAGACCGTCTTTATATCCTTGTATGCACCTTGTTCCATAGTCTCGATAAGAAGATCTAGATTAGCTCCTCGCTCTTCAGCAATCTGAGATATTCCGGCTTGGAGCTTCTCTACTCGGCTTAGGGGTTCTTCATCTTCTTTTCCCTTTTTCTTTTCAGCTTCCTCCTCTCCCTCTTCAAGCTCCTCCTCTTCCGCTTTTGCAGCCTTCCCAAGCTTTCCTTCAAGCCTTGCAATTTTGGCCTTTAGTTGAACTTGTTCACGCTTGGAAGTGCGAGCTATCTGACGGAGATCCTTTACTAGCTCGGTAAGCTTTTCGACCTCAGTAGGTCCTTTAGCAGCTGCATCTTCAGCATCAACTCGTGCTTGCGCTTCCTCAGGAGTCTCCATTCTTTTCATTCCAGCCTCTTCAATCTCCTGAGGTTTTAGCCTCTCAGCTAATGCAGCCTCTGCAGCTAGTTCCTCTTCAGTCTTTGTATCCTTATCCCCTTCGTCTCCACCTTTGTCATTATCTCCCTCTGAGCCCTCAAGCGCTGACCTTAACTCATCTTCGTCAGAATCTTGCGACCCTATTACGGGTGTTTCTGTTGCCATTACTACACTCCTTAAGTTTTTGGTTTACTTTTAGCTGCAATCTCTTTGAGACGCAGATCATACTCTCTATCAGCATTTGCCTTCTCAGCATCCTGCATAGCTTGCCAATGTTCTTTGACCCTTTGCTTAGCTGAATAAGGCAAGTCTGTATATTCCAGAATTACATCTGGAGGAATTGTATTAGGATTATTCTGGGAGAACTCTACAAGCATCTGAGCAGTTGCCGCTCTGATTGACATTGTCTCTGCAGTCTCCTCAACTTCATAATCGAATTCTCCTGCAGTAATATCGTTAAAGCCTTTATTCTCCGGATTCATTACTGAATTAATCTGCATTAGGCGGGCTCCCTCTGGCCCTTTAATTCTAATAGCCATTTCTTCAGTCACATACTGCTGAATTAATGACATATGTAGCTTTCCACGTTGTAACCTTGACTCTCTAAGATTATCATATAGAATATAAAGCACTGCCATTCCTGTTTGTTGTCTCGCACGAACAGTGATTCCTGGTTCTCTGCTGGTCGTCTGAATGCCCATAAGATTATCCTGAGCTCCAGAAGAGTTCTTAATAGTCTGAACGAGCATTCCATCGAGGAGATGATAAACTGGAGAAATCCTAGGTTGCTCCTGAAACTTAACCTTCTCAAACTGCCCCTTAGCAATTTCCAGGTGAAAGTTGGGCTGAGAAGACTTCTCCTCATACTCTTCGATATTAATAACTGATCCTATTTCGTGCATCAATATGCCTTTGGGCAGAGTCTGCAACAAGTAAACAAGTTGTCTCCTGTTGACATTTAAGGTTCTTTGCCCATCTTTCATAACAGTTATTGCACCAAACCAAGAGTTGGTATCATAATCTTTATAGGCGCCATAAAACACCGCAGGAAATCCTTCCCAGTTGTATGGGCTTGGCCCACCCATGCACTTGTGCTCCCCTGAGAAGATCATGTAATGATATTGCTTCTTGAAAGACTCTTGATGAGGAATTTGCTCGCTCGTCTGAAATCTACCATTCTCAGTATTAAGCCCGTCTCTCATAACCTTTTCGAATTTCTCATATTCTGCAGGAACAAGAAATTCTACTTTGCCAGACATAGGATTTACGAAGTAAATAACGTCTATAAACTTATAATACCAACCTTCTACAATTCTGTACTTCTCCTGTGCTTCGTCGAAGAACTTTGGCATATCAGGCCCTTTACTGTATTGCTGAGCCATTGAAGTATCAAATTCTTTCCAGAATTGCTTTATCTGATGTTCTGTAAGCCACTTATCAAGAAACAGAAATCTATCGTCTGACATATCATATTCTTGGGCGTCTGGGTCTCGATAGAAGTTTCTTCCGTCATATCTCTTAGCCTTAATCACAGGCTTAAAAGGATTTGACGTGTCGATGTAAAAGAAAAGAAGCGATCTTCCACCTTTTACAGTATGTTCAAAACACTCAAGTTCCTTTCTTACGATTTTTTCTTTTCGCTGGAAATGATCTAGAGTTCCTGCCATTAACTCTACCATTGGCTCATCTTCAACACCAACAGGAACAACAGTAGCATTGTGCTTGGTCTGAGCAGCCATACCAATAAGCATATCAACCTTGGGCTTGACTTCGTTATATATTGTAGCAGGACGTTTGAGACCCTCAAGCTCCTTTAAAACATCATCGGTATCTTGCTTACCAGAATAGAAGTTATAATCCTCCATTGAGGTCTTTCTATACTCCGTCTCAGGAGTGCTGTTTTCAACCTTCTGAAGCCAGTCGAGCAACTTAGTAAGATCTTCGTCTACTTTCTCTTCAGATCCCAATGGTGGAGCACTATCTTGTCGTTCTGCTAATGGTGACATTGTTACTTTCCTATAAGATTAGCAAATTTATCAAGGAATCCTGGAGCCTGAATAGGCTGTCCTACAGCTGCGCTGTACCTTCTCTCCTTATCTTTAGATCTCATACCAAAGTAGGAACGCAGCAAGGCAGAAGGAGTTCCAATGACGACCATGAGCAAGGGCCAGCAGTTAGCCAACTTCTCAATCATTGCCCACTGATCTCTGACAATGGCAGAGACAACAACAGACGCAAATGAGATGACGACAAACGCAACTACTTTGGCCATCATCAAAGCAATCTCAGGCCTAGTAGTATTTCCCGTCTTATCAGCATCTGCAAGAGAACCTTGTATTTGAGTCCAAGAGTTAATTTCCGCAATTTCTACATCCAGCTCCTTTGACAACAACTGAGCTTGTTGCTCTGGGGATAAGGAGTTCACTGCCTGGATAGCCTGCTGCCCAGTCGCAGATGCTGGAAGTTGTTTCTCTTTAGGCAGAAAAGCATTAACAGCGTCGATTATTAGATCTCCACCTGGGACGACATTTTTGATAATGCTTGTTCCAACCTTAGCTAGAATGCTACCTATCTTCACGGTTTCCTCCTTAAGGTAACAGTTTTAGAAGTTTGCATATCAATATGGCTGCAAAGCCACATAAGACACCGATTATTATAGTCAATATAAAATCGAGCCACAAGTTTACCCCTGTACCATCCACGATTGTGGAGCAACTGCTGGTCGAGGAAAAGCAGGAGAAAATCTTCGTGTTTCTTCTCTTTTCCTAGCTCTTTCTCCCCACATTGCATAGGCTACATTGTTGAAATACTCAGACATAACAAGTGCATCTGCAATGTTTGGAGATTTAACCCCACGAGCCTTCATATCCTTCTTTGCTTCAATCTTAAGCACATTCTTGTCGAGGTTATATCTTACACTGGCCAACTCATCAGCCAAGATGTGTCCAAGGTTCATATCTCTGCCAGCAAGACGAATAGTTTGATCTGGAAACTCATATAGACATTTCATGCAATTATATCTTGTTTTATCCCAGAGTTCATCTCTGAGTCTATACCATTTCTTAGGATTGCTCGAGGCTTCAGCGACATTAATTCCTACAGCCTTATCTCCAAGTCCTCTTGGATCATGTTGCAGCCAATCAACGACGCCTCCACCAATACCTATTTCATCTATACCAGCACCACTGGCTTCCATTTCTGCGAAGCTTCTTACAATATGATACGAAAGATTAATCGTGTGCATCCCTCGAAATGTCTCCCAAGGACTTATTTTCATGCCTCTTCTGGGCAAGATGACGCTATCATCATCACCATATCTGGCAATATCAGCAGTGAGATACAAAGGCCAATCAGGATCAACTTCAACAGTATTACCAATACACTGTATAGCCCAAGACAACGGAATAAAAGTCATCTCATCATCAATCGGAGGATCTCCAGTAACACGGATTCTGAAGATATTACTATCTTCTCCATAGTTATCCCTAAAGTAGTTAATCATATCTTCAGTAACAATCTCACTGTCTCTAGAATCCCAATGAAGCTGCTTCCACTTCTGAGACATTACTGGGTGAAAGTGAGTATTGAAGAAGTAGCCAGTATTCTTAGTCATATTTCCAATAAGAAGCACTCTGTTGTCCGGCTGAGTCAGAGCACCTTCAAGAGGAACAAACATTGGATCAGGAACACCACTGGATTCGTCAACAATTATGAACATATGGTCAGCATGGAGTCCAGCAAGTGTTTCAGCTTGTTCTTCTTTAGTAGCTTTAACAGATGGAGAAATAGCTCTCATCCACCACTCCTTTGGAGCTTCTTTATGGAATATCTTATCCTTTTGTATAGTAAATTCACTGGCAACCTTTGATTGTCTTATCCATTTAGACATCTCGCTCCAGAGAACGTCAGATAATTGTCTTGCTGTTGGCGCTGTACATGGAACCTTTGGAAAAGTTCTTGTAGAACTGAACCATATTGCTGCCCATGCAGCAAAAGCGTCTTTTCCGGTTCCGTGTCCACTGCGAATAGTAAGCCTTTTAGTCTTTGGCAGAATTCTAAGAGCCTCAGCTTGCTGCTTTGTAGGCTTCGCTCCAATACATTCATCTACGAAACGTAAAGGACTGTCTCTCCACTCTGCCAGCTTTTTAAGAATGCCTTCTTTCATTGCCCAAAATACTGCAGGAACTTTTCAGGGTTATCTGTAAATCTCCTAGCAGCTACAGCAGCAGCTCTTTTATAAATTGCGTCATACTGTCCTGGAGTAATTGGAAGTCTCCCCTTTGCTAATGTATTAGCTGCTAAATTAGCTTGGGCTTCTATAGCTTTATTGAAACCACTTATTAAAGGACTATATGGTGTTATAGGAGGAAAATGCTCAAATTGCCTCCCATGAACCAGCTCATGGTATATAGTTCTAAGTTTAGGGGATAACGCTTGAGCATTTATCTTAATATTCTTTAATATCGTGTTGTATATACCAAGAATGTCTGCTGCCTCATCTGGAAACTTAGCCATTGTAATATCCTTAACTCTGCTAAGTTCCTTCTGCGGAGCCCTAAGAACTCCACGTAAAGGTCCAGAAACTGCCTTTGCTATCCAACTCTCAATCTCTTGTTTACCGAGCGAGGTGGCAGGCTGAGCAATTTTAGGAAAGCTCTTAGCTCCAGTAGCTACAACTCTGGCAGCGGCATACGGTTTTAGTATTTGTGCTGGTTTAGCTACAACAGCGGCACCAGGAATCAGAGACAAGGCAGCGTCAGCAAAAGCTTGCTTTTTCATTTCACCCATTGTCATGCCAGTTTTTTCCTTAAAAAACTTATCAGCAATATCTCTAGCATAACGTTTAGAATCGCCTTTTGGCTTAGCTACACTCATTATCTTCCAGGTTTAGCTACTTCTCTATATTTTTTTCTTTTATATCTTGCAGGAGCGCCTGTTGGCTTCCAGCCATGCTCAATACCTCTTAAGAGATTGAGTTGAGCTTGGGCCTTTTTCTTAGTCGTTCTTTTAGCAGTGGTTTTACCTCCCCAAGTTGTACTATACCCATCAACCCTTGCTATAGCTCCTGGCATTTTAACCTCCTGGTTTTGCTATCAACCTTTTCTTGCGCTTCTTGAGAATGCTCTCAAGTTTGTCGCCTATAGGTATACCAAGTGGCCCTCGACCTCCTCCAATACCAAGTTTTCTTCCTTGACCACCGCTTCTTATTCCACTCCCAGGACATGGTTTAGCTACCATAATCACACCTTAGGCAAATAACCTGGATCAGTAATTTCCTTATTTTTATCATCAATCTCTTCAAACTCGCCGTCTTCGACATCGACAGGTTTTTCCAATGCTGCATCCTGCTTCTCCAGCTCAATAAGATAAGCCAC